TGTTTTACTACGGATAGTCAGGGCTTCTTCAAGAGGTCATTAATAGAAAACTGTATAGCTTCAGAAGAGAACGGATTAAAAATAAAAGGCGAAGAAGTACAATTTGAATCAATGCTTAAAGGTGACCCGAATAAAAAATATATATTTGGCGTTGACCCGGCATCGGAAGTTGATAATTTTAGCATTGTGGTTCTTGAATTAAATGGAACACACCGAAGAGTTGTTCATGTATGGACCACCAATAGGAGTCAACACAGAGACCAATTAAAGGCACATCTCGTAGATGAAGATGATTTTTATTCCTATTGCGCTAGAAAGATTAGAAATCTTATGAGAGTATTTCCTTGTGTAGAAATTGCACTAGATGCTCAGGGTGGTGGTATAGCTGTCATGGAAGCCTTACATGATAAGGACAAGGTCCAAGAAGATGAGATCAAGATATGGCCTGTCATAGACTGGGACAAGCCAAAAGATACAGACAACGAACAAGGACTCCATATCCTTAGAATGTGCCAGTTCGCAAAGTATGACTGGTTAGCTGAAGCCAATCATGGGTTAAGAAAAGATTTTGAAGACAAGCTTGTACTATTTCCTGCTTTTGATGCAGTGAGCTTGGGTCTTTCTGCAGAAGAAGATAACAGAACTGGCAGAATTTATGACACGCTAGAGGATTGTGTTATGGAGATAGAAGAACTCAAGAACGAACTTTCTATGATCGTGATGACCCAAACATCTACCGGGAGAGAAAGATGGGATACACCTCAAATAAAAGTAGCTGCAGGCAAAAAGAGTAGACTCAGGAAAGACCGTTATTCATCTTTAATTATGGCAAACATGAGCGCTAGACATTATGGGGCTGAACAATCAGTTACAAAGTACGACCACTACGGCGGTTTTGCTAATAAAAGTCAAGGAGAACAATCCAAAGATGACGGTCCCCTTTACAATGGTCCGTCTTGGTTTACAGAAAATATAGGCGATATCTATTAATTGTGTGTATAATCATTTACAATACAATTAACAATACCATTGATTGGAGAGCAATATAAATGTCAGATGATCTATACTTAACATGGGGCGATGAGCAAGAGCGAAGTAAGGCATATGAAAAGGCATCGGACAACGTCAATGCTTACGATGGTATACAGAAGTCTTTTGCGTATGACTATAGAACATTCATTGATGTTGAATCAAACCGTTCTGTAAGACCCTCTTTTTATCGTAGTGACTATACCGCTTTCCGTCCGGGAGAAGCTGTACCCAAGCACCAGAAACGAATTATCAAAATGTGTATGCAGGCATACGATAAGGTCGGAATTATTAGAAACGTCATTGACCTAATGGGTGATTTTGCGGCTCAGGGTCTTACTTTGGTACACCCTAATCGGGCAGTAGAAAGATTTTATCGCAAGTGGTTTGAGAATGTAAATGGTCATGATCGTTCTGAAAGGTTTTTGAATTATTTATATAGGTGTGGTAATGTTGTAGTAAAAAGACGAACGGCTCGTCTGAATAAAAATAAAGAGTCCGAGCTTAAGAGAAGCACTGCGGCTCCAGATATGAAGATAGAAAATATTCCAGTGGAACGAAGAGTTATTCCTTGGAAATATGACTTTCTCAACCCTTTAGCTGTTGACGTAAAGAATAGTGGAGCAGCGTTTACAGGTGATATAGAATATGTACTTAAAGTCTCAAAAAATACCATGAACTCAATGATGACCTATCAGGGCAGAAAGGGTGTCAACAAACAGCTACCCACGGATATCATCAACAAGTTCAAAAAGGGTGAGAGAGAAGTAGAATTAGACCAAAATAAGCTTTCAGTATTCCATTATAAAAAAGACGACTGGAATCTTTGGGCAAACCCAATGATCTATGCTATTCTTGATGACATTATTATGTTAGAGAAGATGAAGCTTGCTGACCTAGCCGCTCTAGATGGAGCAATCTCAAATGTCCGCCTATGGACTATCGGTGACTTAGATCATAAAATCATTCCGACGAAAGCAGCCATTAACAGATTAAGAGATATTTTAGCTAGTAATGTCGGTGGCGGTACAATGGATTTGGTTTGGGGTCCAGAAATTAATTTCAAAGAAAGTAGTACGCAAGTTTACAAGTTCTTGGGTGGAGAAAAGTATCAGCCTGTACTTACTAGTGTTTATGCTGGACTTGGTATTCCTCCTACTCTTACAGGCGCATCAGGAGCAAGTGGAGGATACACTAATAACTATGTTAGTCTCAAGACCTTAATTGAGAGACTAGAGTATGGAAGAGAAATATTAAAAGAGTTCTGGTCTCAAGAAATTAAAATTGTTCAAAAAGCTATGGGCTTTAGGTTCCCTGCTGAAATGCATTTTGATTCAATCATATTGTCTGATGAAGCCGCACAAAAGCAGTTATTAATGCAGCTTGCAGATAGAGATATTATATCCCAAGAAACTTTATTAGAAAGATTTAGAGAGATTCCTAATATTGAGAGGATTAGAGTTAGACGAGAAACTAGAGAAAGAGCTAAAGATTCTGCAGCCCCAAGAAAGGCTGGTCCTTTCCATAATCCACAACATTCAGATGATGTTGCAAAGTTAGCCATTACAAAAGACTTGCTTGATAGTGAAGAATATCTAGAAACTCTTGGTTTGCCTCCTGCGGAAAATCAAACCGAAGTGGAGACAGAACAAGTCAAAAGAGTAGAAGATAGCCCATCCCCTCAGCAAGAGGAAGAATATGGTCCAGTCAGCGAAAACCCTGATGGTGGTAGACCCATGCACTCCAGAGATTCTGGACCAAGGAAACAGAAGCGAGTTCTACCCAAAAGTGGAGAAGGTGTGGCTAAAACTTTATGGGCTTACGAGGCTCAAAAGGCGATTGCTGACTTGGTTATGCCTATGGCTTTAGAACATTATAATAAGAAAAGTGCTAGAAGTCTTACAAAATCAGAGTTTGATGAGCTAGAATATCTTAAATTATGTATTCTTACAGGCATGAAACCTTATATGGAAATAGATGCAGATGTTATAAAGTCAATTATTGATTCGAGCACAAAGCCATCTAAAGATTTCACTCAAGCTATTGAAAGCTCCGTTGCATCTTTCGTAGATACTCAGAATAGAAAACCAAGTGTTGATGAAATGCGTTATATCTACGCTTCAACGTTTGCAAGCTATAGCTAGTTTTACGGCAAAAAATTAACTATTATATTTTTTTTGTGTATTATGATGTAAGGAGATCTTCATTATGAAAATATATGCACAAGAAATACAAGATGGTCTTGAGCAAGTAATTAAAGAGAACAACACAATTGCGTATTGTTCCGATATTATTTGTCAGGACGATACTTTAAATACTAGCGAAGCATCAGTTGCCGCTGATAAGGCTGTCGCTAGGTCTTTCTTTGAGCTTCATGAATCCAAAGCAGAAAATAAAGATCAAATAGATTTATACTATTTAAGTTCTGTTCTAGTCAGCAGTGGCTGGAATAAGAACGATGATGTATTTGATGCTAAGGAAATGTGGGAAGCTCGTTCCACTCCTGAAGATAAACAGTTCAATTATATGCACAATGAAAAAGATATCATTGGACATATTACTGGTAACTATGTTACGGACTTTAGTGGAAACAAGTTAGATAGCAAGTTGTCTTGGGAAGAAGCCGGATCACCAACAGACTTTAATATTATCTCAACTGGGGTACTATATAAGTCTTGGAGTGACATGGATCTTCGCGAGAGAATGCACAATATAATCGAGGAAATTGAAGAAGGAAAATGGTTTGTCTCGATGGAATGTATGTTCCCAAATTTTGATTATGCTTTAAGAAGTTCTGAAGGCCAAACCAAAATTGTAGCAAGAGAAGACGCTTCGGCATTTTTGACGAAACATCTTCGGGCTTACGGGGGAACAGGAAAGTATGAGGGTTACACAGTAGGTCGTTTATTAAGAAATATATCTTTCTCTGGCAAGGGCTTGGTTTCTAAACCTGCTAATCCTCGAAGTGTCATTTTGAATGACAACCAAAGTTTTAGTGAATTTGAAAGTGAATTAGTTACTGTTTCATCTATAAAGGAGAACAATATGTCCGATGTATTGCAGAAACAGTTGGATGACGTGAAAGCTGAACTTAATGAAGCTCGCGCAACCAACGAAACTATGAAGCAGGAAATGGAAGCACAGAAGTCTGAAGCTATTGAAAGTCAGCTTAAAACTTTTG